GAAGTGATGTAAACTCTATAGTATTAGATGAGGGTTTAGATGGGCTACGAAGGAGATTAGGAATAGATGAGCGTGTATGAGGATGGAATCCGTAGATCCAATGACGATGCAGAGTTTGAAAGACTTACTGGAAAGCTTGGGCCTAAAAATCCTAAGCCTAAAGCCAGACCCAAGTCAGCCTTTGGCCCTCGAGATAGTAGTTCAACTGCCGCAGACCCGGCAATGAATCAGTTCGTTGCTGACTCATGGGATGTTATCGATGAGCTTGGTAACTTGCTGATTAGTAAACAAAGAGACTACGGCCCGGGCAATATCAACAATGCATACGGTGGCCCTATCAATGGGTTGATGGTTCGTATGGGTGATAAGTTCGAACGACTAAAGAACTTACTAGCATCTGGTCACACACCACAGCATGAGTCCATTGAGGACTCGTTCAAGGATCTGGCTAACTACTGCATCATTGCGATGATGGTTATTCGTGGCACATGGCCGGAGAACAAGTGAAAAAATTTTTTTTATTATCACTTCTTGTAATTACATTGATGGCATTCGTTGCCAAGTTTGTGATGGATGCAATCGTAGAACTTGAGGATGATGAGTGAGTTCTGCTGACTATGATCGCTTAGATAGATCCGCAGAACATCTTGAGGATCTACTGCATATATCTGCATCACACATCCATCGCAGGTTTGCTGGGTATGTGGAAAGAGAAGATCTCATTCAAGAGCTTCGAGTCTATGTTCTTAAGCGACCTCACTTGGCCAAGATGTTAGATGAAGCCTATGAGGTAAGCAAGGATGAGACTAAGTGGGTAGCAAGGCGGATCATGGCACGATTCCGCAGGACAGTTGAGAAGTATTCAAGGAAAGAGAAGGCGGCAAAGCTGGGCTATTCAACCGGCGATGAGTTCTTCTACGACACAATAACGATAGCCAAGATGTTGCCAGTTGCATTTGAGTTTGATTCATACGGTGCAGTAATGGTTGACAAGGTAGACGATGGCACCCCACGCAAGCCATCAGTTCCAAGTGAGGGTGGCAATATCTTGGCTGTAGTAATTGATATTAGATCTGCAATAGATCTGCTACAGGCAGATGAGCAGGTTATGTTACGCAATAGATATTCCAATAACCCAATGACTCTATCTGAGATAGCAGAAGAGATGGGCATAAGCGATTCAACAGTAGATAGAAAGATACAAGGCTCACTAAGAAAGATCATCGATCATTTAGGAGGGCCAACCCCTTGGGTCTAAAGATAATACTTGAGAGATACGAAGTAGTTCTTGCTGCTAACACAGCGATTGAACGCTATGTATCTACGATGAAGAACCAGCAGATGCGTGGACTACAAGACATGGATGCATGGCAGAGAATCCTTCTCGATGTTGATGGTGCCGGTGCTGAGATAGCAGTAGCTAAGTATCTTGGTGTCTACTGGGGCGGTGCCTTTGGTCAAGGTGGTGTAGATATTGAACCGAACATTGATGTGAAATATACAAAGCACGAGATGGGTAGATTACTTGTTAGACCTGATGCAAAGGATGATGTGAAGTTCGTATTGGTTAGAGGTGGTATGCCTAACTACGAGCTGATTGGTTGGATCATGGGTGCAGAAGCTAAGAACCCGGAGTGGTTGGACAAACCTGACTGGAAGAGACCAGAGATCTATTGCGTACCAGAAGAGAACCTAAGAAAATTCAGAGGGAGTTACAATAACTAATGGCTAAATTACTGGACTTGTTCTGTGGTGGTGGTGGTGCCTCAATGGGCTATCACCAAGCAGGTTATGAAGTAACCGGCGTTGATATAAAACATCGTGCCGAGTATCCCTTCGAGCAGATAACAGGAGATGCTATGGAGATACTAAAGAACAAAGAGTTTCTGTCTCAGTTCGATGTCATTCATGCCAGCCCACCCTGTCAGGTATTTACCAGAGCAAGGCACTTGATGAAGGCACAAGGTAATGAGACATCCAAGCCAGATCTAGTAGCTGCAACACGAGAAGCATTGATCGAGTGGGGTGGTGTATATGTTATGGAGAATGTTCCCGATGCCCCAATGGATGGCATAACCCTATGCGGATCATCATTTGGCTTGAAGGTTAGACGACATAGAATCTTCGAGAGTAATGTGGAGTTGAATACCTTGCCATGTAATCACAAAGAACAAGGCAAGCCAGTAGGTGTGTATGGTGCAATGGGAGACCAGCCTCAAGGTGTAGACAAAACAACAGGCAAGTATGTATATGGTGGTCGTGTTGCTACAAGTATTGAAGAAGCAAGAGATGCAATGGGGATTGACTGGCTGAAGTGGCAAGCATTAAAGGAATCAATCCCACCTGCATACACAAAGTTTATTGGTGAACAGATAAGGGATATAGATGGCAACATATGAATACAGTTGCACTAATTGTGCTGTCAAGGTAGAGATAGAACGGAAGATGACAGAAGAAGAAGCACCACCTAAGTGTGACTGTGGCTTGATGATGACTCGAGTATGGAGTCCAACACCTACCGTGTTCAAAGCTACAGGTTTCTATTCAGTAGAGAATCCAAGGGGATAAAAAGACTAAGCCCCTCACGGCCTACAGTCCGGAGGGGTCTTAGTTGTACCAGTCTAATGCCGCTTACGGCATTGTCAATTACTTACCGTAGTCTTCCTTGAGGAATTTGCCACAGTAAGGCCAAGGCTTAGAGCCACGATCTACATAAATGTGAAGGGCTACATAGAACTGCTCGAGTATGGTGGAATCTTTCGGTGCTTTATCGCTGTCGCCGCCATGTGCAACCCAAGTCCGGGGATACTCAATTTGGAATAGCCCCTGAAACTGTTTGCGTTTGCCGCTGACAGCATTGACTCGACCTGATGACTCACACATGGCTAATTTTTGCCACGATAAAGGTAGCTGATCCAAAGATAAGTCTGGAATCTCTACCACTTTTGGAACTACCTCTTTAGGCTTTACCTCGAAATGGATAGGGGCGTTTGGGGTCAGCGAAATCGCCAACCCCAAAGCCACCAATCCGATTATGAATCGGTGATGCATCATTTCTCCTTCCACAGTAGGGCTGTTATCAGCCCCAGTATCGGTATCGCTATAAGTATCGGTTGTTTCTCTGCTATCCCAACAGGGAGAGTAAAGAACAAGAGTATGACTAGGAGAAGCCCAATCATAGGCTAATCTCGTCACCAAAGTCCTCGATTGACCACCATTCTTCACCCGAAAATCCAGCTTTAGCCTCGGATTCTTGTAGCCAGTAGAAGACTTTATCGTCATGCGGTAGGTCTGAAGTCTCACCCTCAAACCCATAAGGGATTACCCCAAGAGTGGTAGTTATCTCTCTCTTACTCTTGTCCTCTTGGTCAGTAATCTCCAGAGTTGCAGAGTAATAAAGCGGAGAGGCAAGAGCCTCGGCTATTACAGGGTTAGTTGTCTCATGCTCATTCATAATCCTTAGCGAAGCGCCAAGTCTGGTAGCCATGATGTCTTCTAACTCCATAAGGACAGGGTTACACGATCCAATAGACTCGAAGTTGCCGTTGATTTCAACAGTTCCATCAAGCCGATTAGATTCTTGGTCTGTATCCCACTCCCAAGTCTTAGTCTCGGTGTCATAAGTGATGATGAAAGAGTGGCGTGTCATAACTCCACCTCTCTTAGCACTCGAACTCTTGGCTCGGGGCAATCTGAGTATGGCTTCTGACCTACTTCACATAGGCAGAAACCAAACCTCATTACCTGAGTCTTATGAGTTAGTTCCGCTAACTCACTCCACGAGATTGACTCATTCTCATAAGCCAAGCATTCAATGTCCGATAGGTGATTTTCTTCGACCTTACACCTATCGCAATACTCCTTCTCAGAGTTTTTCATTGAACCACCCTGCAATCTTTCCTTCTTGGGTTGTGTATTCCTCATCATTACCAGCACGATTGACAGGTTCTTCAATCTGTAAGAGTAAAGAATCGGTGAGTGTATCGAACTCGTTTCTATCAAGTTCTCTATCTGTTATGAACTCTAAGGTAATTGTGTATTTCATTAGAGGTATCTTGCTATGGATTTCATGGTAGAAGCATTAACTGTTTCCTCATCTGTCATACGCAAGATACTAAGAGCATTAGTGATGTCCTCTTTGATCTCACGATAAGTGTGATGGTTCATGGTTTCATAGTTCTTCTGTGGTTCAGCAGGGAAAGAACTTTCTCCTGTCTTGATGTCAAAATCAACATTAAGACTATTGTTCCAAGAACGATAGTTACTTCTAAAGTTCTCAGCCTTTGAGAAATTAGCAATAGCCCACTCACTAATTTCTTTTTTCCATACTTCGATTTCTTCTTGGAACTTTGCTTCGTTTGCTTCTTGTGATGAGTATTCTTTTTCTAACTTTTCTAATCTAGCTTCAAGAGCCTTGATTACTTTAGGTGTTGCCACCTTTACTGTTATTGCTTTAGGCATTTTATTTCTCTTTCTGTAGGTTGTTGATGTTCAAGACGAACATCACGAAAGGCAGGGGTTCAATCCCTGCCCTTCATGTCGCTAGTCTTTCAGTAGAGTTAGGTCAATCATCTTGGTCGCTGTCTTGCTCTCTTCGCTGTTATCTCTATCGGTAATCCACCACTCTAAGCCTTCTAATCTTTTGGCTAAGTCATGGTTTGCAAGAGGGTCGCTTGAATAAATCACCACCCAAGTCTTATGAACTGTCATTAAATCACCCCCTCTTTACACTTATTGCAATCACAATTCGCCACACAAATCGGGCAGTTGGTAGTGCAATCACCAGCATGAATCGTCATCACCACGCTTACACCTCACAATCATGTCCATAAGCCCACTCTTGCGAGTCGGTGTCATCTAATAAATCAAAGACCCGAGAACACTCGGGGCATCTTGCTTTAGTGTGAATCTTCATTTATTTATTTCCCTTCTAGCTTTGGAAAGTAACATTCTAGGGAACTCTTAAAGCAGTAACCATCACCGACCCAATTTAGGTGGTCAATTCCCCACAACATAACGCCTAGCAGGGTGAGTCCGTTTATTAGTAAAGAGATCGCGAGAGTCATCTCACCTCTTCTATTTAGTTTCATGTCTTGCCTCTCTGTAGGTTTAGTCTTGCTTAGGGGTCTTACTTAGTAACCCCACTAAGAGGGGGCAGAATCTAAAAGACCCTGCCCCCCATAGTGGAACGGCTAAGAGATAACTACCTCAAGACCTGCTAAGTGATACGCCCTAATGAGGGCATTCAATCGGGTCTTACTTAGTGGGGCAATTACCAAGACCTCAAGAGAATCGGAATCTCTCAAGGTATAAACAGGGTTAGAGGCTCTCATTCTTGCCCCTCTTGCCCTACTACTACAGACTCAAGAGCCTTAAGACCTGCCTCAACTTTAGGGTGTAACTCATTCCGCATAGATTGGAATGCCTCAACAGGCCAATTAGACCCATAGACCCTCTTCAAGAGAGCCGATAGATTGTGCTTAGGGTCTAACTCAAGAGCCTTATCCAAGACCCGTAATGCTCTGGCATTCTCTCCTGCCTCATAAGCATAAGCAGACTCAAGAGCCAAAAGTGCAGGAGAGATTTCACCCAAGACCTCAAGAGAGGCGATAAAGGTGAGTGAGTCATAAGGGTCTGTAAGTGCTTTACCAATTCCCCCTAGTGCATAGTCGCGAATCTGCACACCCTTAGCAATTCCAAGAGTGGCGGTCTTTATTAGTGCCTCATCTAGTGGGGCAGAATCGGAGAATGCAACTAGGAGAGAATCAAGAGCAGATTTAGCCTCTTGATGTGTAGGTAATGCGGTAGTGATTTCATTCATGTTAGAGCCTCATTCTGTAGGTAATGAGTGGAGAGAGTTCCCCACTAGGTAAAGGGTAGAGCCGTAGCTGCAGGATTTCAAGCACCGGTCTTTCATGTCTTGCCATGAGTAAAGCCCCTATAAATCACTAAGAATCTGCCACTAATCCCAAGACCCAAGAGGAGAGCAACTAGATCGTGTAAGACCCCAAGACCTGCCCCTGCCCCCTCAATTCATGCCCTGCCCTGCCCTTACTTATGCCCTAAGTCTTAGGCGATTAGTAACAAGGGCAAGACTAAAAGAGCCCTAGTGCTTGGGGGTCTGCCCTGCCATGA